GTATTCAGTTCGCCCAGGCCGAACCGGCAGGCGAGTGACAGAAGCGGCGGGGGAAATCCCCCGCCATGACGGGGAGAAGTGACGATGTTAACACCGGCACAACGACATTTTCAGAAGGTCATGGCAGAACGCCGGGGCCAGGCGGATGAAGAATCCGATATCCAGCGCACCGCGCATGAGCAAATTCTGCATCGCCTGCGTATGGACTTGTCCCGCCTGAGCGGCGTGCAGTCCGAAGAAACCAAAGCCGAAATGAAGAAATCCATGCTGCCTGAATACGAGGGATGGATTGAAGGCACGCTTGACGGCGACAGCGGGCGGCAGGATGAAGTCATTACCCGGCTGATGGTCTGGGCGATTGACTGCCGTGATTATGTGCTTGTGATGAAGCTGGGGCGCTATGTGGTGCGCCACGGGCTGACACTGCCGGATAACTTCAACCGCACGGCAGCAACATTCCTGACCGAAGAAATGAGCAAACCACTGTTGACGCTCGCGGCTGCGGATGCTGACGCTGATTTATCGTCCGGTATCGCTGTGCTTGACGAAGTGGCGGACATTGTCGCCGACAGTGATATGCCGGATGTGGTGCGCGCCAAGTTGTGCAAGGCCCGTGCGCTTGCCCGCCGTGGTGCGACTGATATCACGACCAAAGCTGAAGCGCTGGCGTTGTTCCGTGAGGCGCTGACGCGCAACCCCAACGCCGGGGTAAAAAAAGAGATCGCCACGCTTGCCCGTGAAGTTAAGAAGCTGTCTGCGGATAGCGGTACGGGTGAAGGCGACGCGGCCAGCACCGACAAAACTGACGGTACTGCAGAGCCTGTTCCTGAAAAGCCCACCACCGCCAGCGCAGCAGGTAAAGCGGCGGCGCGTAAGACCACAACTAAGACGGCAACAGGCAAAGCGACAAAGCGCAAGCCTGCCAGCCAGAAAAAGAATTAACGACTTCGGCCCCGTCCGACAGGCGGCGCGGGTGGATACCTGCCCGTTTACGGTCTTTTAACCACCCGCCCACCGCCTGATTTATGGGAGATAAGTGCATGAGCAGCCTTGTGGCAAATAAGCGCGTTTTGCCTGCCGACAGTGATACCCCCGATGTTGATGATGGTGATACCACCGTCAGCGCCGGGGACTTCTGGCCGGTGATTAAACTGGCCGATCTCCGTCTGGCCGCGCGTATCACTGGTGGTATCACCACGTCCAGGCTGATGCACGTCACCACGGAAGCGGTAGCCCATGTCACCGCGCAGTTGCTGGACTGGCGCGCCGGTCAGGTCAAAGCAGGTTTTCACACCCTGGAAGATGTGCCTTCAGCCCTGCCGTCAGGTGAGACGGAAAAGCTGATGATCAACGGTGAAAACGTGAAGGTGTACCGCTTCCGCCGTGCGGTCTATTCGATTGCCAGGGCGCTGGTACTTGAAGGTTATCGCGACGTTGATACCACGGCGAAAGGCGACAAAGACGCCGCCGCACTTGACCTGCAACGGGATGATCTCTGGCGGGATGCCCGCTGGAGTATCGCCGACATTCGCGACACGCCGCGTCTCTATGCGGAGCTTTGCTGATGAAAGTGAAGGCGTTGCAGGGGGATACCGTGGATTTGCTTTGCTGGCGTCACTACGGCACCACGCAGGGCGTGACCGAAAAAGTGTTATCAGCCAATCCCGGACTGAGCCAGCAGGTTTTTCTTGATGCCGGTCAGGAGATTGAACTGCCGGAAATCGCGAACAAAGCGCAGCGGGAAATGGTGCAGCTTTGGGATTGAGAGGTTGCCATGAGCGACGTACCTACGGGGATGCTGGAACAAACAATGAAATGGATTGCTACATATCTGCCGACGCTCTACGCGGCAGGTGCGGCGTTGAGTATATCGGCGCTGATGAGTCTGTATGACGGCCAGTCAATGCTGAAAACTGCCACCGGTTCACTGGTCTGCGGGATTGTCACGCTGGCGGTTGCCGGATCGCTTGAATATCTGGGCCTGCCATCCAATGCCGTTACCTTCGTGGGGGCATCCATTGGTTTTATGGGGGCCGACAAGGTACGCAACAAAGTGACCGGCTTTATTGAAGCCCGTATCGGAGGGGCGAAAAGTGGAAATGAGTAAAAACGGGCTGGCCCTGCTTAAAAGCTTTGAGGGTTGCGAACTTACCGCTTATCAGGATGCAGTGGGTGTCTGGACTATTGGCTATGGCTGGACGCAACCCGTTAACGGTGTGCCAGTCGGTAAGGGTATGACCATCGCGCAGGCAACCGCCGACAGCCTGCTGAGCAGCGGCGTGGTGCAGTATGAAAAAGGTGTTACAGGTCTGGTGAAGGTCGCTGTTAATCAAAACCAGTTTGATGCTCTCGTTGATTTTGCCTACAACCTGGGCGTTAACGCTCTGGCTGGTTCCACGCTGCTGAAAAAACTGAATTCCGGGGATTTTGTGGGTGCAGCGGATGAGTTTCCGAAGTGGAACAAGGCGGGCGGCAGGGTTCTTAACGGTCTGGTTAAACGCCGTGCCGCTGAGCGGTCACTGTTCCTGTCATGAGCTGGTTACTGTCCCGCTGGAAGCCTGTGCTGATCGCGGTGCTCTGTGGTCTGGCTGTCTGGTGGTTCAGCCATCAGCGTTATACAGCCGGGTATGGTGATGCCAGCGCAGAGTGGGCGCTGAGATGGAAACAGCGTGATGCTGAGGATGCTACGGCACTGGCTAAGCGGCAGGCAGAGGCCAGGGAAGAAGAACAACGCCGACAGGGTGAAGTTGATGAGATCAGAAAACAAGCCAGCCAGCAGCTTGCTGGCGTCAAGGCTGATGCCGATCGTGCCCGTGCTGCTTCTCGTGGGCTGCACGACAGGGCCGATAAACTCGCCAGGCAACTGGCAGCACGTGAACGCGCCTGCGGTGCCGGTACTTCCGGCAGAAGCGAGGCAGAAGCCAGCGGAGCCGTACTGCTCGCCGACCTGTTCCGCCGCGCTGACGAGAGAGCGGGAGAGCTGGCAAGAGAGGCTGATGAGGCAAGAGCCAGAGGGCTAGCCTGTGAGGCTGCTTATAACTCAATAAGTAAGGAAAAGTAATGGAAGAAAAAATGCAATATGCGGCTGTACCGCAGAAATTTAAATTTAGCCTCTCGCAGCTGGTGAATATTCGTATTAGCGATGAATGGGGAGAGGTACAAGCCCGCGCTCAATATGCAAATAGCGAGAATCAATATCTGATTCACTACCAGGCAGCAGACAAATGCGCCCGTACTGAGTGGTTTACTCAATCGGTACTGGATGCGGTGGAAGATGATGAACATCCGGGTTGCCCGGTATTTGGTGCTATCGATCTGCGTAACGGTGCAGTAGTCGAAGAATAAGCATTCCAGCAGGCGTCTGCGGGTGCCTGCGATAATGCAATTTCTTAAGGGCGTGATCATGTTAAAAGCTGATTCACTGCGCGAGACCCTGACCCGCGCTAACAAATGGTGCAGGGCCAATCCTGAGGCCTTCACCGTTTTTGTGGAAGAAGGGTATATCGAGACGACCGGCGAAACGCCGTCGTTTATGTACCGCTATACCCTGGTGCTGTTTGTGATGAACTTTGCCGGTGATATTGATGATTTCACATTGCCGCTAATGGCATGGCTCTGGCACAACCAGCCCGATCTGCTGCTGAACCCGGAGAAGAACCGGAACATTAAATTTACGACCCTTATCAACAACGACGACACCGCCGACATTCTGTTTGAAATGCCGCTGCGCGAGCGCGTGAAGGTCACTCTGGATGAAAAAGGCATTCCCCGCGCAGAGCATTTGCCGGAACCTAAACCGCGCATCCCGTCAGCGGACGGCGACTGGAGCGCTATCTTTGAGGATGTGACGTGGGAGGCTGACGCGCATGAGTAACGATCTCTTCCGTGAGCTGGATCAGGTCTTCAGCGACATACTCGCGGGCACCTCGCAGGCCGGACGTATTCGCACCGCCCGCGCTGTTGGTCAGGCACTGCGAAAGAGCCAGCAACAGCGCATTAAAGCCCAGCAAAACCCAGAAGGCTCGCCCTATCCTGCCCGCCGTCGCCGGGCGCTGCGCTCTCAGCAGGGTATTGTTTTTGTCTGGCAGGGTGAGATCCGTCGCCTCAAAAACTGGCACGGTGGCCGGGGGAAATACGGACGCACCATTACCGGCTTTGACGAAGAGCGCAACGATATTCGCACGTTTTACCGCAGCGATATTGAACGCTACATCGAGATCAATACACGTTCAGTGCGCCGCAGCACTGCGAAGAAAGTGCCGATGTTTCAGCGGTTGCGCAGCTATCGCTTTCTCAAAATGCGCGCTGATGCAGGCGGCACATCCGTGGGTTATGACGGCGTGGCGGCACGCATTGCGCGCGTGCACCAGTACGGCCAGCGCGATCAGGTTGGGCCGGGTGCTTTTGCTAAATATCCGGTGCGTGAGCTGCTGGGCTTTACCGCTGGCGATGAGCAGATGATTACGGAACAGGTGGTTAACAGCCTTGGGAGTGCCGCACGATGAATGCTGAACTGATCCGCCTGCTGGAAAATATCCTGCGCGTGGGCGTCGTTATTGCCGTTGATGAAGAGACATGGCGCGTGCGCGTGCAAAGCGGCGAACTTCAGACCGACTGGCTGCGCTGGAATACCACGCGCGCCGGTGCATTCAGTATCTGGGTGCCGCCTTCAGTCGGTGAACAGGTCTGGCTGGGCTGTATCGGTGGCAACCCTGAAACAGCGGTCATTATTGGTAGTCTCTACAGCAGCGATCACCCTGCGCCGGGCAGCAGTCTGAAAGAGATTGTGCTGACAGCGCCAGACGGTGCCTATTTCCGCTATGACGCGGAGGCCAGCGCGCTGGAAGCGCAGGGCATGAAAACCGCACATATCAAAGCCTCTGCCAGCGTCACGCTTGAAACGCCGGTGGTGGAATGCACCGACCATCTGAAAGCGCGGACGTTCGAACTGACGGAAGGCGGCACGATGAAGGGCAATGTTACCCATTCTGGCGGATCGCTTTCATCTAACGGGGTGGCGGTTCATTCGCACGTACATGGCGGTGTGCAGGGCGGTAGCAGCAACACCGGGGGGCCGAAATGACAGTCCGCTATATCGGCATGAACCCGGACGGTACGGGCCAGCTAACAGACACCGATCAGCTGTGGAATTCAGTGCGCGACATACTGACCACGCCACTGGCAAGCCGGGTGATGCGGCGGGATTACGGCAGCATGATCCCTGATTTGCTGGATGAACCACGGAACGAAGTGACGCGCCTGCAATGTATGAGTGCGGCGGTGATTGCCCTGACGATGTGGGAACCGCGTATTGCCCTGAACGGCATCAATATCAGTTTTTCAAAGAGCGGCGCTGTTACCGCTGAACTGGTCGGCATTATCACCGAAACCATGCAGACGGCAGGCACTGCGCTGACGATCAGGAGTGGCAGCAATGGCAACAGTTGATTTATCGCAGCTACCGCAGCCGCAAATTATCGAAGTACTGGACTTTGAAGTCATTCTCAGCGAGGTCAAAGCCGTCATGCTTGCGGCCTTCCCGCAGGAACAGCAGGCATCCGTTGCCGCAGCGCTGGAGCTGGAATCAGAGCCGCTGAACGTGATCGCCCAGGTGGTTGCCTACCGTGAAATGATGCTCAGGCAGCGGATTAATGACGGTGCAGCGGCGTGCATGTTGAGCCATTCCGTATCGTCTGATCTTGATAATCTCGCCGGCAACCTGAATACAGAACGTCTGATCATCACCCCAGAGACGGCAACCACTGACGCGGTAACGGAAAGCGATACCGCATTGCGTTTGCGCGCGCAGGCTGCGTTTGAAGGGCTGAGCGTGGCGGGGCCAACCGGCGCATATGAATATTTTGCCAAAAGTGCCAGCGGCAAAGTGGCGGACGCCAAAGCGATCAGCCCGTCGCCTGCCGTGGTGGTGGTCTCTGTGCTGTCCACCGAAGGCGACGGCACTGCCAGTGCGGAATTGCTGGCGACGGTGGATAAAGCGCTGTCTGCTGACGATAAGCGCCCCGTTGCCGATCGTCTGACCGTTCAGGCAGCGGAGATAGTGAATTATCAGATCAATGCGCTGCTGTATTTCTACCCAGGCCCGGAGTCTGAACCAATCCATACCGCCGCGCAGGACGCGCTTCAGTCCTGGCTGAATCAACAGGGAAAGATTGGCCGTGACGTTGCCCGCTCAGCCATTATGGCTGCGCTGCATGTTCAGGGCGTGCAGAGGGTGGAACTGCTGGAGCCAGCCAGCGATATTGTGATCGCTGATACGCAGGCCGCGCGGTGTGAAACCTTCACGATCGAGACCGGGGGCACCGATGAATAACAACATGCTGCCGCCTTCGGCCAGCGGCTTTATGCGCAATACCGAGAAGGTGACGGAGCGGTTAACCGATATTCCTGTTGACCTGCGTAAGCTGTGGAACCCGGACGAATGTCCGGCTGATCTTCTGCCTTATCTCGCCTGGGCGTTGTCAGTTGACCGCTGGGATAAGAACTGGTCAGAACAGACGAAACGGCAGGTGATTAAAGCCTCCTGGCTGGTTCACCGTCAGAAGGGCACTATTTCCGCTTTGCGCCGCGTCGTTGAACCGTTCGGCTTTCTGCTGCGCGTAATCGAATGGTGGCAGAGCAGCGAAGAGCCGGGAACATTCAAGCTTGAAATCGGCATTCAGGAACAGGGGATTACGGAGGAAACCTATCTTGAGCTTGAGCGCCTTATTGACGATGCAAAGCCGCGAAGCCGCCACCTTACTGGCCTGTCCCTTTCGCTTCAGTCGCAGGGGTATATCGAAGCCGGGGCGGGATGTTATATCGGCGATACGCTGACCGTTTACCCCTATTTTCCTGAAACCATATCCGTGGGCGGTGGCGACTACACCGGCGCGGCAGTCCATTTAATTGATACCGTGGAGATCGCAAGTGGCGACTAAATATTTTGCCCTGTTAACCAATATCGGGGCGGCAAAACTGGCAAACGCCACGGCATTGGGTGCGCAGGTTGAGATCACCCAGATGGCCGTGGGTGATGGCAATGGTGTGTTGCCGACGCCGAATCCGTCACAAACGGCGCTGGTTCATGAGTTGCGCCGCAAGCCGTTAAACTCCCTGAGCGTAGACCCGGCCAACGACAGCCAGATTATTGCCGAGCAGGTGATCCCCGAAAATGAGGGCGGGTGGTGGATCCGTGAAATCGGTTTATTCGATAAAGACGGCGATATGATTGCCGTCGCTAACTGTGCGGAAACCTATAAGCCGCAGTTACAGGAGGGAAGCGGGCGCGTGCAGGTCGTGCGCGTGATCCTGATTGTTAGCAGCACCGCCGCCGTAACGCTGAAAATAGACCCTTCGGTAGTGCTGGCAACCCGCCAGTATGTTGATGATCAGATAATCCAGGTGAAAGCCTATGTTGATCAGCAACTGGCGGCGCATGTTGCTGCGGCTGATCCCCATACGCAATATTTGCTGGAATCCGATTTTGATAAATTTTTCCCGGCAGGTTTTCCGCTTCCGTGGCCGCAGGCAACACCGCCTGCGGGTTTTCTCAAGTGCAATGGCGCAACGTTCGATAAGGTCAAATATCCGAAGCTGGCGACGGCTTACCCTTCTGGCGTATTACCAGATTTACGCGGGGAGTTTATCCGTGGCTGGGATGATGGGCGCGGTGTAGATCCTGGGCGTATTATTTTAAGTAATCAGCTTCATATGCTCGCATCGCACTCGCACACATTAGTTTCATGGCCAAGCTCAGGTAATCCAGCATCACATGGAGGGGCGCAAGATGCTAATGGAGGCAATGGGGAAGCATATCAGAGCAATTCACCAGTCTTACCCAGTGGTGGGACTGAAACACGTCCGCGTAACGTCGCATTTAACTACATTGTGAGGGCCGCATAATGCCTAAAGCAGAATTAAACAGCGATCTCATTGCCGTAGTGGCCGGTGATATAACGGTGTTTAACTACGATGGTGAGACGAGAGAATATCTTTCTTCATCGGTTGAATATCTGACGGTAGGCGTAGGTCTTCCGGCAAACTCCTGCACTGACGCACCAGGAGAAGCTAAATCTGGTTCGGCTATTTGCCGGGCGGAAGATTTTACCGCCTGGGAATACGTCGCCGATCACCGTGGTGAAACGGTATACAGCACTGAAACAGGCGAACCGGTGATCGTTTCTTTGCCCGGTGATTACCCGGAGGGTACAACCACGCTGGCACCGTCCACGCCTTACGATGCGTGGAACGGTAACGAATGGGTGACGGATACGAAAGCACAACACGCGGCGGATGTGGAAGCGGCGGAGCGACAGAAAGCTGCGTTACTTGCAGAGGCACAAACGACGATCAGCCTGTGGCAGACGGAATTACAGTTAGGCATTATCAGCGATGAAGATAAAGCCAGTCTGATAGCCTGGATGAAATACATCAAGGCAGTGCAGGCGGTGGATACGTCGAAAGCGCCGGATATAATCTGGCCGGATAAGCCGGAATAAGTTCATGTTCCGGCACGCACTGCCAGTTTTAACCGTGCTGGCCGTATGTATCGAGTACAGTCATTTTTAACGGTGCTGCAGCACTGTCAGTTATGGCGGTGTGTTCCGGAAGATGACGCGGGCAAATGCCCGCTTTAGTTTTATGTGGATGCCGTCAGAACAGGCCCGACAGGGTACTACTGGCAGAGTTGTAGGCGGACGTAGCTTTATCCTTCAGCCCTGAAAGCAGGTCGCCAACGGACGACGCTTGCAGGCGCTCGCGTAAATCTTCGTCACAGCGCTGAAAGCTGATCGAGAACTCAATTTTTTTCGCCTTTCCGTAGCGGTCAAACTCCGTATGCGTGGCCTGTAGCCCGGTCAGCACATACATCCCGTAAATCTGCCCTGCGCCGCTGATTAAAGGCCACGGACGCCCGGTGTATGCCTGCGTTGCCAGAACGGTAAGAGACACGTCGCCGCCCGTGATTTCAGGGTAAAGCACCCCGTCAAGGTTGATCTGCGTCTCCCCCGCGCCAATGTACTGCCATTTTGCCGATCGGTTGATGCGGTCATTCTTCACATGCCGCCAGTTAAGCGAGTGGCGCAGCTGCTGGTAAGGTAGTGTTTTCAGTTCAAAAACGAACATCCCGTATATCATCATCATAATGTTGCCTCCCCTTAATCTCTGTCTTTAAAGCTGCCGCGATTGAGTCGTTCACGGCGGGCCAGTTCGGCACTTACTTGATCGGCGACAATCAGGCCTATTTCGCGCGCGTCCTGCCGGTCAACGCCGTGAAGGTGTACGTGGATCTCCCCCGTAAAGCCGCCAGCGGCAACCGGTATATTGCTGGCGCTGCGGCCGACTGGTTGAAGTTCCGCCTGTTTGACTGGAAGCGATGCCGCCACCACTGCGGGACGTTCACTTAACCGACCTGCCGTAGTGGTACTGGCAAGCTGCGACTCCTTCCATTCACCACGAACGGCCAGCGCACGCGGCAGGTTTTTAAACACGATATCGCCGGGGCCGATCTTCTTCGTGTTATCGGCTGTCGCTTTGGTGTTGCTGTCGATATTCTGCAACCGGCGCATAGTGCCGTTATCACCGGTCAGCGGTGAAGAGGGGGGCTGTGATCCGGGTGGAGGTGTATTTCCGTTATTGTTTTTACCTGTTGAGACTGGCGACCAGTTCCATCCCTTTTGCACCATTTTTTTCTGTTGCGGATCCCACTCCCACATAACAGGGTCTTTTTTAAGGCTTTCAGCTTTCAGGCGTGCGGCTTCCAGACCAGAAGGGATAAGGTCGAGTTTTTCCAGAACCCAGCCAATGCCTTCCATCAGGGTTGTCAGCGGTAGCAGCAATAACTGAAGAGCGCCACCCAGGACTTTACCGAACGTTTCCCCTGCTGAAGCACATTTATCAAGGGATTCACGGCTGCTTTCCACAGGCGATAAGAGTTTTACAAACCAGTCCCAGACTTCACCAACGACTTTGGCTATTGCTGAGAAGGCCAGCGTCAGAGGGAAAAAGGCATCACGGAAAGGAGCCAGTTGCTGCATAACTCCGCTGAAAAAACCGGTGAAAAAGGCCTTTATCGGTTCCCAGAATCTCCAGATTAGCAATCCGGCAGCGATAAAC